GTGTTACCTGTAAGTTTTTCTTTCCAGTTTTCTGTAAGTTCAGGTTCAGGTTCAGGTTCAGGTTCAGGTTCGTGTTCAGGTTCGTAGGAGGATGTGCGGACTATGAGATTTCCTTCGCAATAGTAATCAGGCATTCTTTTATTCTCCCTTTAGTAAGTAGTTCAAATTTATCTCGCACACACCTACAACAAATTTGAAACTTGCATATCAACCATACCACACAACAAACAAAGAAACTCACAGAAACTCACAGAAACTCACAGAAACTCACAGAAAACTAAGAAAGACAAAAACAGTTACAACACTCTCACAGACAACAACACAGACAACAAGAGGATGGCTGCCATGACCAACACTGCCCAGAACGACAACTTCTACACCTTCGTCGACAGCATGAAGATGAATCCCGATGGTCCTTCGGGAGTTCTCACAGAGCGCACCGACCTAGTCTTCTTCTCACAAGATGGAAGTGTCTTTCGGATCCGAAAGACACAGAATCAAGGGAAGAGGTGGTACATCCTCTCCAACAAGCTCAACGCGGTTGGGTGGTATCCCGTAGACAACGACTTTGTAGGACATACTCGATTGGACTTCGCAGGCAATCCGATGACAAGGATTGTTAAGCTTTATGAGGGATGCAATACAAAGGCATTTCCTGGGAACCTTGGACATGTCTACCATGTTGACAACATCACCTACAGCACAAGTCCTGTCTTCAGCACAAACGAGTATAACACCATGAAGGATCAGTTCACCAAACCTAATGGAGCATACGAAGACTCCATTCTAGGTGATTTCAACAAGCGTGAGTGGATCTACCTCTACCTCAAGAACTCTGCTGCGACGACCAGGGAGGAAGCAGTAGCAGCATACTGCTATCCTCTGATCCCACACATTTCAGAGGATAACATTCCATGGCATCATGTCCCACTCGGAGGTTCTCAGCAACCCGGTCGTAACTACCACTTCGACGATGCTTTTCCGAACTCAACACATCTTGACAACCTACCCGTCTTTGAACCAACTTCCGATGGACATTACAAGACATCATATGAGATCATGGGGATGAATGGATGGTTTGATGTGACTCAACCAGATGCTCAATACACTCCACCAGATCAGATTCAAGACAACCTAACAACCCCCGATAACTTTAGTTCTTGGGAACAAGTTGAAGAACTTGAAGACACTTTTGCTGATGAACTCGTCAACGATGTAGTTGAACAGATTCTCAAAGATGATGAAGAAGAACTTGAAGATGGTGAAGTTGAAGAGGATGAAGACTACGCTGAAACACCTCGATCACTTTCCGATAGTGATGTAACATCAGTGGGTTCAAGCACATGTACTACGAGAAGTAGTTCATCTTCACGATCTTCCCACACATCGGATTCGTCCTACACTACCGAAACTTCATTTGATTCTCAAGCAGATGACTGGCCTGAACCAGATGAAGACTACGATGACTGGGTTGAACGTCGCTTTGATCCATTCGATGGTGGCTTCTACACTAAGAAGGAGTTCTACTACTGCTACGGAGACAACTTCTTCTGGAACATGATGGAGCGCAACAAGTGGGCAGAACGCTTCATGCTTGAAACCATCATCATGCGTAACCGTCCACTCCTAAGTGACGCTAACGTAAACCACCTTCTTGATAAGATGGTTGAAACCTTCATGTAAGTTCTCTTCTAGTTTAGAATCATAAATTATCTATAAACATAAATTATCTATAAACATAAATTTTTTTTACATTATTGGTTCTTCAATATTTGTCTCAATCTTATAAAACCAATCATCAAAATCTACTTTTGAACCAGCATATTTTTCGGGACCATTTCTAACTATATCATTAAAGTTATGTTCACGATCATATCCATTACTTCCTCCAGCAGGATGAAAGAATATCTTAAAATCATCTAAATCACAAGAAACAACCTCAATGTGTCCCATTCCCATGTATCGAAATCCAAAATCAAATACATTTTCTCTCCCATTTTTTTTGTATTCTTCATATATCTCTATTGCACGTTTTATAGTCATAATAGTCCATTCACCAATATATATTTCTGTTTCCATGTTACCAAGTATTTCGTATATAGATTTAATATTACAGTTAATACCTTTTGGAAGTGGTTTTATTTCTTTGAAATCTACTTCAAACAATTTTTGATTATCATCTCTAGCGAAAAAACCTACATCCATCGAGTTGTATCCCTCATTAGATATATTTGCTTTTTTAAGGATTTCATTTATTTTAAAAACCATTTTTACTTTTTTATCCATTTATATATAAATTTGATATAATCTTTATACAGTTTATAAAATGTGCACTATAATGTTTTTCGTTTGGTATGTGTTCTACTACATATCATGTTTAGTTTTTGAACTGCTTTTTAAACCAGTTCATGCTATACCTATTATTAATATGACAAATCCATATTATGAAAGGCATCTACAACATATTCGTGAATCTTAAAAAAAATAAATGATAAATATTATAATTATGGAACTTACAATATTAGATTTTATATTAATAAATATTTTATCTTATTTAGGTGGATTGGGGACAGGTTTAATATTATGTTGTAAACATAAAGAAAAAATTTTGAACCCTACAAATAGAGAATCAGATCATTTTCAAGTATCTCATTCATATACACCTCCTCAAGCAGATGTCATTGCATCAGCACCACCTCCAGAACAAGTCAACAAAGGTCTAAGAATAACTTTAGAATAATTTACCATGGATATTCAACTTCATTTTTTGTTTTTTCTCTATTTTCTAAACTCCAACGATGAAGGTTTAAGTTTTGAGGATTAATTGGTTTGTAATTTTCGTTTGTATATTCACAAAGGAGACGGTCAAACACACTACTTCTCGATCTCGTGAGATTTATATAAGTATCTTCTGTTAGAAGAAATCCGTATTTTTCGAGTGTAAATTCACGAATGATATTCATTCTTGATTTAAAGACAGGATTAAAGACACGATTCTTCATATTATTTTGTTTTAGAATAGTTAAGAAATAGTATTCAAATTTATTAATCACTAATTAAATATGTCCACTTTTCTTCACGACTTTTCCATAGAATAGGGTTAAAATTTCTTTTTAATGAAAATAATATCATTTCTTTTTCTATTTTTTGTATTGTTTCGAATCTATTAAAACTTTTACATTTACATATTTGTTTTATCATTATTTGGAGTATGTATTCTTTTTCATAAATAATATTTCCATATTGTAGTTTTATTAATAATGGATCATAACTTTTTTTACATATTGATTTGTATAAATAACTTTTACAATAATAACATATCTCAAATATAAACCGTAAATCTATAAATGTCCCAGAAGTCGATTCAATTGGTAAAACTTTCATAGAATTTTCCATAAGTCTTTTCTGTTCTATGTTAGTGTAATTAAATCTTCGTAAACATTCATAAAAAAGCACATAGTCATAATTAATATAATCGAATGCTTTATGTCTTACGATATCTTTATATCTATGAAATAAACATTTACAACTTTTAGTTAAATTTATCATATCATAAAATGATAAAAGATAAAAAAATTTATCAGTTATTTCTCCATCTATGTATAAATCACCGACATTCATTAATATATCTTTTTTAGTTCTTCATAAATACTTTTCATTTTTTCTTCATATATCTTTTGATACTTCTTTTTTTCAGAATTATACATTTCTTCAGATATTTCTTCATTATTAAACTTTCTTGTAAGATTAGTTTTTATTCTTGTAAACCCTGTCTTTTGTTCGATTGATGTAACTATATGATGACATGGAACACATAATATTTGACATTTATCTATTTCGGATAAGATATCTTTCATATTATCTCCTCTTTCAACCATACAACATATCGAATCAGATTTATCAAACATATTTAGATGGTCATAATTGAACCTTTCTCCTTTTGTCCTTTGCATTTTATTACAAATACAACAAACTATTTTCTTGTAATTTTTTATTTCTCCCCACATTATATCTCTTTCTCCCCTATGTGAATCCCAACAATAATCACACACAATATTTCCTCTCCATTTCCTATTTTTTGAAAATTCTAAAATTACATCTCCACAATCATTACAACAACATTTATCCAGTTTTCGTTTATATTCTATAATGTTCATCTTTCTATCTAACCAAATTTCGGGCGGTAATTCACTATAAAGTTTTTTACATGAATGAACTGATATATCTAAAGTTTTTGCTAATAGTTCAAACATCTCATCACTATCACATTCGGTTAAAGGGTCAATATTCATTACATATTTCTTTACTCTTTCTCTTTTTATATTATCTTCTCTCTTTTTTATAGGACAAACTAATTGTGTTTTGTTGTTATGTCCAGGTATCCCACAATCTTTACATACTTTTCTTTTCTTATCCACATGTATTAACATACAAAGTTCAACCATAACATTTTTCTTATAATGGTACCTTATTTCGTCCATAATTAATTAATATTAATACTATAATTTATTTTAATCAAATTTATTTATCATTTGTATCCATTTAAAAATTTTATAATTCTAGGTAGTTCATCTAATGATCTTATTAAAAAATCAGGGTTTGCTTCTGATAGAGTATTTTTACTCTCTTTTATCTTTGATTCTAGTTCATCTCTAGGTATTCTATATTCATTTTCTACATCACATATTTTCATATATGTAGACCACCTGTAAACCCCCACTGTAATACATCCTGCATTTTTACCTTCTTCAATCCCTACTTTAGTATCATCTACTTTGATAATACTTTTTGGATTATTAATATTGAGTCTATTCATATTTTCGTATATCATATATGGTGCGGGTCTCGAAGGTTTATCCAAACATGTTGAAGAAACATAACTATTAATGTATATCTTATTATCATTTAACTTATCCCTTACAAGATCAGTTATCTCTTTATTAAAACCCGTTGTAGTCCCTATTTTAATACCCCTATTATTTAGATATTCAACTGTTCTCTTTGTTTCTTGTATTATATCAAGATAATCAGTTGTATTTAATTTTTGAATCTCATTAAAGTCTTCAAATATCTTTAGTTCATCAACACCCTTTTCAGGATATTTACCAAACTTATTCTTCCAATCAACTCTTATATATGGGTCTTTTAATATTTCTTTTATATGGTCCAGTTTGTGCATACCCATATCTTTAAAAATTAATTTATCATCTAACAATACATTTCTCTTTTGAAAACAATTTTTAAGAGATATGAATGGTGTCCTCGAATATTTATCTACAATAGTCCCTCCAAGATCAAATATACAACCCCGTAAGTTCATTTTATTGTATTTTATTCATTAACTTTTAAATCATTAAGGTCCCATATTAATTCTTTTATAATGATATCAAAGTATTTATAGTATTTGTTTTCACTTTCTTTTAACCTACGTCTTATACTCATATGTGATGTTTTATCTTCGGGATATATATCATTTATATACTTTTCTATATCTCTAAAACTATTTTTAATAAAATATTCACCATTAGATTCATTGATAATAAGATATTTATAATTAACCATTTAATAGTTTATATTAAATTTTATCTTTATTATTTTTTATCTAGTATATTAATATAAATGACTAGGAAAAATAGAAGGACACGTAATAAGTCCATACGTAGAAAAACTAAACGGACACCTATTAAAGGTCGTAAATCTATGAAAAAAAAGTCACAAAGGAAAGAAAGAAGATCTATACGCAAAGGGAGAAGGACAAATCGTAAACAAAGAAGATCTACTCGTAAGCAAAGAAGATCTACTCGTAAGCAAATGCGCTCTACCTTTAGGAAAAGACGTTCATCGCGTAAGACAAGGAAG